GACCTTCAATACGATTGAAAATCGGGGCTTTCTGATCGTCAACCAGCGAACGGATAGCGTTCAGCAGGATTGGGCTAATCACAAACCGAGCCGATTCCGTCCAGTACTGCTGCGGCAGCGCGTAGATCAGATTGATAACATCTTTGTAGGTGATGTTGTTTGCACCAACGGTGTTGCCGTTTGTGGTGATCTGGTCATACGTTGAAACATTGTGCAAACCGCTAGTCGAGCCAGTGCCGCTTGTGCCAAATGCCGATGTGCTAAAAGTGCCGCCTGTGTAAGAGGCATTAGCGCCAGGGTATTGATCCAAGCCGCGCAGACCATCAGCGCCACCCGAGGAAACAGTGCTTCCTGTGCCGGTCTGGTCATTGTTGACGATCATGGAAATGGCTTCTTGCTGGGCGAATTCGGCCAGCATGTCATCCACCACGTTTGCTTCCAAGCCATCAATGTCGTCCAGAGCCGCAGTGCGGATCGGGAACTGCACGTTGATATCCTTCAGCACGATTTGCCAAATGCTAGTGTCCTCAGTGGTCGGATTGATGTTCAGCGTACCGTTGTTCTGGATCGCGTAGCCCCACTGTGCGCCCGCGTTGCCGGTTTTAACCCGGAACTGATAGGACGAACCATCGGTGGCAACGGTGCGAGACAAGCCGCGCAAGGGATTAGCCAAACGCAGGGCACGGAACACGGGATCGTAAGCAGTCCGACCACCCTTGTTATCGCCGCCAGCAGTCAGGGCAGATGCCTCAGACAGATATGCTTGCATTTCGGCTTCGTTGGCAAAAATCTTCAGTTCTTTTTCAAACTGCGATTTGCCGTTCACAACTTGACGCAGTTGCTCACGAACCGATTTGTTGACTTCCTTACGGACGCTGGGGCTTGTGCGCTCGATAATAGCGGGCGCTTGCAGGGTGGAAATTTTGGCTTCCAGGGCTGCAACTTTTTCGGTCAGTTCAGCTTTAGCAGCATCGACTTTGGCTTCAGCAGCCGCAGTGATTTCGCTAATTTTGGCTTCGTTGGAGGCTGCAATAGCGTCCAGCTTTTCGATGATTTTGTCAGACATGATTAACCTTTCAAACGTGCATTAAGGGCTTGCATCAATTCGCGTTGCTCAAGTGCTTCGAGAATTGCTGCTTCTTCGGTCACATCCGCATCAAGATCACCTTGATTCGGCGCAGTTTCAAAATCGTTTTTAACAGCCTCACGCTGTTCTAAAACTTTCTTGAAGGTAGATGCGGCTGTGACCGCATCTTTTTTGGATAGCCCTGCCTCGCGCAGCGCCTTCTCCAAAACTTTAAGATCGGCTGATCCGTCTTGACGGAAAAATTCCAGCTTTTGCACTTCGGCTGCTGGATTGTTGGGGTACATCACCACGGACACTTCGCGCAAGCCGCCTTTGGTGATTTGAAAATAACCTTCGTCGGCATAATCGCCAGAGGCAGCGGGCATCACTTCGCCATCTTCTTTAACCCACTGATATTGTTCAGCATACGCGCCAACCGACACGCCGCCAAACATTGCAGGGCTTTCGGTCATGACGTTATATAGGTCTGCGCCTTGATTAGTGTTCATGTACAGCCGTCCGGTAGCTGTCATGCCTTCATCGTCAAATGCAAATTCTGTCCATTCGCCAACCGGAATTTGATCTGCCGAATGATTGACAAACATGGGCAGCGGCCTGCCCAATGAGGTAAATTCTTTTGCCCAATCCATGAAGCCTTCAGGTTTATAGAAAAACCTGCGACCATCAGCACCTTCACGCGGCCCCCAAGTAGTAACTCGGGCCTCAATCTTTCCGGTTGGTGCTTTTCCGCTTTGTGCGGCCTCGGTTGCTAGTTTGGCTTCGCACAGGATCAGCATTTGCTTGGTCATGTATTACCTCAACGACTTTGGTTGTATCAATGTCGTATATTGTTTTTGGTGGCCTCCCGCGTTTAGGCGGCGGGTCAGCATGTGGCTTATATGTTGCCAGGGATGCTACCACTAAACGGAAAATTATGGACAATTTTATTTGCCAATGTTCATTTTCCGGGTTTGATTGCCGCCCCCGCCCCCGGTGTCTTGCGGGCTGCTGCCAGGAATTGGTTCCGCTGGTTTTGCGTCATTTTTCAATTCGTCGGCATTATCAATTTTACTCATGCCCAAATATTCCCGCGCTTCATTTGGTGTCATGATGCCATTCGACACGCCAGATTGAGCAAAATTCATTTGATCCAGCGGCGCACCCTTCAGGAAATTTTTGGTGTCAAATTCCACATAAAGATTTGGGTAGCCATTAAAAAGCTGCTGCTTTAATTTTTGTTGGACGTTCACCAAAACCGGATACATCGTCGATTTATAGAACTCGTCCAGCATCGTTTGCGTGTTGTTGTATTTGCTGTCACCAACGCCAACCATGCTTGGCGGCACACCATACACAGCGCAAATCCGCTTCATGGTTTGCAGCTTTAGGTTTGCCAAATCGGTATCTTGCAAGGTCAAAGGTTTAAGGGCTTCGTATTTCATGCCCTGATCGAGCAGCATCCCCTGTCCGGGTTTGCTCTTGTCGGTTTTTTGGCTTCCGACCATGCTAGACCATGCTTCTTTCAGGCGTGACGCAATTTCTTTATATTTGCTGTCGGGAATCACCTGCTCAGTAATAAACAACCCGCTGGGCTTTGCGCCGTTCAGCATGACGTAATTGGCATAAAGATCAATATCTTGATCCAGCCCGACCAACTCAGCAGCCAAAATGCCTTTGTTAAAACCTGCCGAACCTTGCCACGCCTGATCCTTAACGTGCATCACCTGATGCGCTGCCAGCGGCTCATCTTTGCTAAATCCGTAGCTTGGGGTGCTAAGACGATAAGACGGATATCGAGCAGGCGTAATCGTGACAGCAATCAACGTGCTGTCTAAGATGTACATTTCCAAAGGTGTTTGCGTGTTGCTATCTTGGTCTTTCCTCCACCACAAAGTAAAGGCTTCGCCAAGCATTTCATGCCACATCATCCACTGATACCAAAATTCGTATTGGCTTTGGAAGTTATTAGGGTTTTCCAGTAGCGCCAACACGGATTTGGCTTTTGCTTTGTCCCTTGTGCCAACTTTGTCTGAGCAGATGGCATCGACATATGTGCCATCGTCGGCCTTTGCCATAATCTTGATTGGCAACTGAGAAATGGCCCGAGCCTTGACGGAAACGCACGACATAACCGTGCTATTGCGCGACAAAAGGCTTGTATCTACCGGCCTGCCTGCATCAGTGGTGCTGCTGGTGGTTACATACAGAATCTGGGTGTTTACCGTTGGGCGCTTGTTGTCGCCTTGGTAAACGATATTATTCCCAAGCGCCGTTTGCCCATAAAGCGTGTTTGATTCATCCGCTTTTGCAGCTTTACGCTGAAAAATTTCGGGGATACCTGGGATTTTCATGATGCGTCCTTACAAGGTGCGGAAACCAAATCCACTCATTGCGGGATGATCTAAGCTGCAATGCATCGCAATGATAAGCGCAATAATACCATCTACTTTTGCACTTTTGTCTGCTTCATTCTTGCGAACCTTGACGTTTCCGTTCACATCTATATAAACCTCGCAGTTTCCCAACTGCCAGCCCACGAATGGATTGCCATCATGCTTAATCGCATGTTGCATGATGAGTTTTTCAACGTGTTTTGACGGGTTGCTAAGTACCGCCATCCCTTGCCCAACCTTTTTGACCGGCAATCCTGAATCGTGCAGCCTTGCAACCAGTGACGCTGCGTTGTATGCGTCATAGCCAATTTCCGTTACATGATATCGGTTTGATTGCTGGATGATGTAATCGCTGATTTCTCGGTCATCCATCACATTGCCTTCTGTGATGTGCAAAATGCCCGATTGCCGCGCCACACGGAAAATATCGCCGTAATGTTTTGGGATTAGGGAAAACCCTTCCTCGGGCATAAAGAATTTCCACTCGGCTTGAAAATCCGTTTCATCGTACCGCTTGAGCGTACACACCGCATTCAGGTCGCGCACGGCTGCTAAGTCAAAGCCAATAAAAACGGATTCTGGCTCCCGCTGGGTAATGATGTTGCACTTTGGGTCATCCCAATAGTTCCGATCCACCCAGGCGCTATTTGCACTGACGTACAGATTAAGGGTTTTGCACAGGAACTCATTCAGGGCTGCGGGCTTGTGTTTGGCTTCGTCTGCCCGCTGTGCAATGGCTTCCTCAAACACGCTAATGCCGTGCATGGGGTTTGCCTTCGCCCAGGTGGTCGGATCGCGCCAATCGTCGCCAGGATCAAGGCTGTAGAGCAGGCCAAACCATCTGGGGTTGTCCTCGGCCTCCCCGGACAGCATCGCTTCCAGCATCTGCATATCCTCGTAAAACTTGGTTTCCTTTGTAAAGCTGGCGGTGGTGATGTAAACCCGCAGCGGGTTTTGACGCGCCACCATGCCCGAAAACAAAACTTCAATGCTGTTGCGATCAACAATCTGCGCCGCTTCATCAATGATGGCGCAAGACGGGTTCTTGCCGTCCCCGGTCTTTTTGGTGTCCCTGCTAAGGGCTTCAAACCGGCTTTGGGCATCGCCCAGCTTTGTGATGCGGTTTCTGCTCGGGTTGAACAGTGCAGCCACATCTGGCGGCATTGCATCGACGAAACCTTGTGCCGCCGTAAACACGATGGATGCTTGGTCGCGGTTTGTCGCTAGACAATAGACTTCGGCCCCGGATTCCCCAAAGGCCAGTTCATAAAGCCCAATGGCCGCAATCAGGGTAGATTTGCCCGCCTTCCTGGGGATGTACACAATCACATCCCGCACCATTCTTTGCTTTGGGTCTTTCTTTGACCTAAAGCCATAAATGGCGCAAATCAGAAAAACTTGAAACGGCTGCAAGACCAAGGGCTTGCCAGCGTCCGGGCCTTTTGTGTGACACAACGTCCCGGCAAAATCTAGGAAATGCTCAACGTAACGGGTGTGGAATTCCCACGCCCACGCCTTATCCTCAAGCTGGTTTAGGAACCGCTGGCAGGCCAGCCGCACATTGCGGCAGACGGGTATTTCACCTTTTACGACACCGACAGCATACAGAATGCCATCTTCGTATGTCATGGCCCATTAAGCAGCTTGGAATATTTGCCGCCTTCTTGTTTGCCAGTTGCCAATCGTCCTTTGGGGGTCAGGCCCAATTCGCCCATCAGGGCAACAGCGCGAACCAATGCTTTGTCGCCAATTGCGACATGGGGGTTTGGGCCTTGTGTAAAGCCGCCCTTTAACTCAATTACCACGCCTTCAGTTTTGATATTGCGCCAGCATTCCACCCAGATTTCAATTTGGGATGCCAGAGCCGCCAAAACGTGCTTATCTTGGTCGCTGCCAATACCATATGTCTGCCAAAGGAAATCACTGGTTTCCTCAATAAACTTGGTTCGATCCCAAGCATCAGGATTATCTAGCCACGCAGCCTTCGGAACCCTTGCGCGAATTTGCTCAGGCAATGGCTGCGCTTTATGCTCGGCTTTTGTGCCATGCACCAAATGCAATTCAGCCGGTAGGCGGTTTGTCATGTCAAAACCCAGGGGGGTTGTTAATCTAGCTTAATCTTAACCCAATTTCCGAAGAAATGGGGGCGCGCTTGCTTCTAAGGGAATTGTTATTTTTTTAGTTTCTAAAAATATTTTAAGCCGCCACCCGTGTGCGGTAATCGTGTTCGGTCAGTTGCTCGACCTTATCGGGCGCAAAAAAAAGAAAGACCCCGTGTTTTTCTTGGCCTGTCTTGTAGCTATGGCATTCGGGGCACAGGCTTTGGAATATGTTGTGCAGGAATGCGTGTTGCCCTATCTGTCGCCACGGGAAAACATGGTCAACGTGCTGGGCTGCTGATATCTTGCCTTGGCTCATGCAGCCTTGGCATAACGGGTTAATGCTTAACTGCCGCTTCCTGATGCTTTTCCATGCTGGGGTTTTATAGTGACTGTCCGATTCCTTGATCGTGTATTCCTTGCCCCCGTGCGACAGGCAGAAGCTGTTTAGCTTGGATCGCGGCTCGTTACACCCCAACTCGGAACACCGCGTGTTAAACGGTGCATAAGGCATCAGTTTAAGCGTGTCAGCTTGTACAAGGTGGTCTGAGCCAGGGCAACAATCTCATCCACAATGTTTTGCAGTGCTGTATCTTGTGGGAATCCAGCCATGCGCCTATAGGTTTCCACCTTAACAAGATAGGCCCGCAGGTACACGATGGGGTCACCATCCATGATGCTGCACTGCGTTGGGAACTTGGTCAGTACCCCAGCCTTGCCCATAAATGCCTCGGCCCATTCGTCGATTAGGTCGCTTAAGCCATCGTAGAAATCGCCTAATGCCTGATGCTGACTGTAGCGGTCTGTCGTCCAGTGCATGATGTGCGTATCCGTCACAGCCGACAAACTGCACATGATGAAGTCCATCACCGGATCGGTGGGCTGCTCAATGCTGGCTACAAATCTGACCATTTCATTTCCCCTATTTGGTGCTGTCAGTAGGAATCGAACCCACAACCGCCCGATTACAAATCGGATGCGCTACCAATTGCGCCATGACAGCTTACAAGCCGTTTAATTGTATCGTTAAGCACTTCCCATTCGGTGGCTTTTTTTACCTTCCACATTCGTTGCTCACCATGAATGCCATTAAATGACCCTTGATGGCAATCCTTACATAACGGAATGCACAGATATTGACGATGCTGGATGATGTGATGCGCGTCTGATGGGCCTGCCTGCCCACACAATCCGCACGGCTGATCTTTTACCCAGGCCAAATGCAAACGCTCATTTGCCGTCAGTTTGTTTAGCATTTTTCGGTTTGATTAATTTGATTATCGTTTCTTGCGTTATGAATCGGTGCTGATTTCCGCATTCGTAACGCCTTTTTGTCGTGTTGTCGGCTTGCTGCCTTGTTTCTTTTATTGATACCCAAACCCCACAAACTGGACATTTCATCTATGCGACCTGTCTTGCATTCGATTTGTTGCTTCCTTGGTACGCCAAATCTCAATGTCCAGCCGGTGGCTTTCCAATTCCCATTTCAGCGTTTCCTCGATTTGAACCGCAGCCGCAAGCCCCTTTAGCAATTCTTCATATTCCGGATTTGCCAGCGCCTCGCGCTCTTGTGCGTTTGCTGCTTCGATTTTCAGCTTCAACGCTTCTTTCATCAACAGGGCTTTTTTGCTTCGCCTGAATTCCTCCAAGTAAACACGCCTTGCCTTGGCTTTGCCGTATTCCGGAGCCTTTGCCCGAATTTGTTCCGCGTGATGCTCTGGGGTCATTTCATGTGCCAATCATCAAACAGCATTTCGTCCGGTGCTATCACATCAAGCACTTTGCTTACCGCTTCCAATGCCCTGCGGGTTTTGACCTCATCAATCGGGAATGGCAGCGTTGCCATGTGCAGCGCGTCTTGTGCTTGCTTCAAAGCCCCAATAATTTCATCTTTTGACATGTTTTGTCCTTGATTGCATCGACTGTGCGCTGCGCTACGTTATCGCTTTCGCATTGCCCAAAAACAATAGCGCAACACCGATCCTGTTCTTCTGCTACTTCTTTAAGCATTTGCTCCATTGGCACAAACTTTTGCCAGCATTTCTTGCAAGCCCACATAATCGGGACACGCTCACCCTCTACAGGGTAAAACGTAGCGATTTCCTCATGTTTGCAAATCATGACACGCGCCAGCATCTAAAGGTTTTGTCGGGCATTACTCTTGTAATGAACTTTTTGCCGGTTTTTCGTGCATATCGGTTTGCTGCCGTTGACACGGTTTGCCGATTGACTTCTTTGGGAATTTCAAAACTGTCGTTCACTTCCATTTGAGCAAACGGAAATGTTTGCGGCACAGGAATGTGCTTATCAATTTTCATTTTTTGCGCTTTCTTATCTTGTAGGTTGTCATTTCAGGAATGTCCACCGTCATGTTGACCGGATTGGCAATTACATGTTGCGGTGCACGAAAACTTGCCGATGGGCTTGGCTCAATGTTTTGCAGCCGTTTCAGGTTTGCTTGTCTTGTTGCTTGGTAACTCAGCCTCCTTGATGTTTCTAGGTCTTTCAATGAAATTTGGCTCTTGTTGTTTTTCCAATCAAAAACACTCATTCCAGTTCTTCTTTTATAAGCACATCAACGCCTGTGCCGCTGGCGTAAACCTTGGTGATGTGCAGGCTCACAATCTGGCTGTCGTCTTTCCAAATTACCCCATTAATGCCGTCCAAGATGCTTTTTGCCAAGTTGTCAATGTCAGGCTTCTTAATGGGCTTTTCCTGGCCGCTTAAACAGGCTTCCTTGCGCTTCTTGCTGTAGCTTTGGGGGATTGGTAACCTAATGTACAGATAAACGCCCACAGGCGTTTCTAGCACTTCTGTGGCTCCCATTGCTTCCTGCGCCGCTGCTTTAACCTGCAATTCGTAATTGACGGTTTTTTTTGGGGTGTATGTACGCATGAACCCCGCACGGCTTGAGAACTTGGGCCTGCCCTTTGGCACGGGATCGCCCTCAATGTGGAAGTGAAGCATAAACGTCATTTCTTGCGCTCCAGGTTCATCAAGTGTCGCAACTCAATGGCCGCGTCCAGACCACGGATGCGCTCGATATCCGAAATTTGCTTGCGCCACCATTGGTTCGCCTGCTCTGCACCAACTTCCCGCGCCTTGTCCCGGTAGCGTTTGATCCATTCCCTCGCCTCGCATTGCTTCATGTGCATCAAGGTCGCCTGTGAGCCATAGTGCTGCATCAATGATGGCTCTTGAGTAGCTTTCGCCGTCCCTGACCCGATCAAGGATTTTTTGGGCTTGCTCATGTGTCATCAGCTTGCGATTCCAACTCAATCAGCTTGTCCAAGTAATGACGCGCTTTTTCTAGGTCAGTCACACCGCCTTTTTCGCGCCACCGAGACACATATTTAACGATGTTGCCCTCAAAGTAGCCCAACTCGTTTGCAGCAATGTAATCCCAAGGCTGAATGGGTTTTAGAGCGTAGTGCAAGCCGCCAACCTGTGTTTCGTTTGCACTCATGAGCCGCGCCTAATTTGGGCCAGCTTTTCACGAATGTGGGCAGGCATGGGAACCGTGTTTGCAATGCGCCGTTGATATTCTTCTTCCATCGTCAACGGTTTTTTCATCTCGGGAATCTCAGCCCCGTCCCACCGCGCTTGATTCAAATAGACCAACGGAGCAGGGATAAAAGCGCCGTTGTCTTTTCTCCACTGCTCCGTTGTTTTCATCCACTCCACATGCTTAACGATTTGGTCGGCTTGTGTCTCGCAATACGTCTTTGCCCACTTCGCCAAACAAGCAGCCTTGCCGCCTTTTCTTGGATGCTTGGGCCATGCTGCCCAGAAACGATCAAAACCTGATTCAAACACCTTTTTGCTCCTGTAGTTTTTTCATCAACTCTTTAGCGCAGGCTTTCCACTGTTCCGCTTGCCCCTGTGCCCAGGCCAGCCGTCTGCTTTCTACATCAGGTTGCGCCAGCCGTTCGCGTAACGCTGTGATGGTCTGCATGATTGGCGCTTTGTCGGAAATCATGCCGCTCTGCTCCAACTCATTTACCGCATAGACCGTCACCAGATCATCTAACGCCCTTTGCATCAACTCCCTGTCTGTCATGTCTTATCCCAAGTTATCCACAATGGTGCTTTCTGGTGAATGTCTGAGCAAAGCACAGCCTTACCGTGTTCACAAACAAGGTTCGCTCTGTGCTTCGTGCTTCCCGGAGCCATGCCCTCGCACTGCACTTTCCCAGACTGTTTCAACCACCGCGCTCTAGGAATTCGCCCACGCTCCCCGCTTTGGCTTGCTCGTGTAACGGGGTATCCCATGCCCAACCATCGACGTACCGCATTGGACAGTCCAAAAGCAAAAACCCCGCAAAGCACTCTGTGGTCTTGGCTCTTGGCGAGAGCAACAGCAAGGCGATTGAACTGGTCAAAAGACTCGCTTGCCGTACGACAAGACCACACAGGACTCTGCGGGGTTCTACCAGTTCCATTCGCCCAGTTGCCACACCGGACGCGGCAATCATACATCAGTTTTTTGCCCCTTGCAATGTTGATCGTACTTGTCGGGCATTTTTTCTCGCAACTGAAACGCCCTGTAGGGTGGCATCCATTCGCCCCACTGTGTCACAGCCGCACGGCTCACGCCCAGCAGACGGGCCAGCTTTGCAGCCGATCCCGCTATGGCAATGCCGTCTTGTTTGGTCATTCTTTGCATTTGTTAAGTTTAGCTGGGTTTACAACCGAGCCGTTAAACCCGACCGCTTTGTGGGGGCATTAAAAATAGTTGTTGCATGGTCTGTTAATCTAGCTTAACATTCATCCCATGCCGTAGCACTTAGCAAGCGGTCTTTTAAGGAAGCAACAATGTACACGATTGACCAACAACTTGATGCCCGCAACAACCGCCGCCATGCTGCACAGGCCCGCGCAGAGGCTCGCCGTGAAAAGCGCGAACAAGCAGCTAATGCAATGATTGGCGAACTTGCCAGCGGCATGTTTTATGTTTACCCAGTTGGTGGTCAGTACCGCGAAAGCGCAAACCGCTATGACCTGATTACCTACCTCATCAGCAAAAAATTTGCTTAATTCCGACAAAAGTGCAGGGGCATTAAAAAAGCCCTTGCACTGTTCGTTAACCTGCCTTAACATTCATCCCATGCCCTAGCACATCGCACGGGGTCTTTACTGAGGAAACATCATGAAATTCTGGTTCTACGCCGTTCTCAGCGAATCGCAGGCTTGGTACAACATCGCCATTCAAGCCGATTGCAAGCAATCCGCGATTGCATTGCTTAACAAAAAATTCCCGTATGCAACAGTCCTTGAAATTGAGCAGGGGCATTTGGTATCGCAGCCTTTTGTAACAACCAAAAATGATCCCCGAATCAATGGTTGCAATGTTGAATTTCTTGGTTCACAAAAAGCTGTCGCGGGTCAGGATTATTGAATGATGGTCTTAAATTCTTGGCCTTTCCCGCCTCCGGGCGGGCCTGTGCCTTGGACGCGCAAGCAAATCCAAGAACACGCCCGCCAGCAACGTCAGCGCGACGAACAAGACCGCGCAAAACTTCCTCCAGCACCGTTTTAAGGACACGACATGAGACAACACTACACCACCAAACCCCAAACGCCTACATGGGCCGATTTAGCCCTTGCAATCGTCATTGGCGTTGCCCTTGCCGCCGCCCTTGTTTATTGGTGGTCAACATGATGCGGAACTATTACCTGCTCCCGGCAGACTATTGCCGAGATGCATTGGCAAAACACAAAATTGCTCGTGATGATGCAATGAAAGCCAAAAAAGCCTTGATGGACAAATACGGCTGCACTGCGCTTGTGCGCCGAGGGCCACACATTGACGGGCTTGCGTATTTGTCACAAGTGCAAATGCACGGGTTCACAGTGCCGCGTTATGAGTTGGCTTTATGGGTTGTCAAGCCCAAGAAAAACACCATCAGGGGCAAGCAAGCAATTGCTGAGTTTGCCGAATGTGGCGAACTACTGGAAATTTGGCAATGGTCGCTAGAAAAATGTTTGGGTGTTTATGGGTGCGTTTTAGATCGTGACGGGTTTCACTATCTTGTTGCAACACCACTTGAAGATGGGTCAGTCATTCTGTGCGCTCCAGCAGGAAAAAATTTACCGCGAGGGCCAAACGTAAGCCGCAATTTTGATGACCCCGTAATTCCTGATTGCGCCGAACCTTTGCTTCCCGTAGATGCTGAATACAAATTGCGCTCAATGAAATGGACTAAAGAATGAAAATTAAGATGCTGCGCCATGTGCGCGAACTATGGAATAGCCCGCTGGTGACTCGGGAAATCAATCGAGCCAATCAACGGAAATGGATTCGCCAAGTGCGGATATTGGGTGACAGATGGCTGCTTGCCAAATACGTTGATAGGAAATCAAATGCAAATTAATCCTGAACACATCATCGACAGCATTGAAAAATCTGCTGGCATTCTTTACCGCGACTGTGATGCGGCTGATCGACTTGCTTGGCAGGTCGGCGCATTGACCGCCAAGATTCGTGAGTTGTCGGCCTTGCTGCAATACAAGGTTGACCAGTTGGCTGAACTGCAAGCAAAGGACAAACAATGAAAGTCTACAAAGCAATTAATGCGGTGCAACACGATCTTGCAAAAATCGGCATCAGCAAAAACAGCCGCAACACGCAAGGCAATGGCTACAACTTCCGGGGCATCGACGATGTGTACAACACACTATCGAGCATCATGGCTACTCACGGGCTTTGCATCATCCCGCGTATGTTGTCCCGCGTCTGTCAAGACCGCAACAGCAAAAACGGTGGCACGTTGCTCTATGTGACGGTGGAAGCTGAATTTGATTTAGTGTCTGCGGAAGATGGCTCTAAGCACACCGCCAGGACGTTTGGCGAAGCAATGGATTCAGGAGATAAGGCAACAAATAAAGCCATGTCAGCCGCGTATAAATACATGGCTTTCCAGACGTTTGCCATCCCAACTGAAGGTGACAACGATTCCGAAAATCAGACGCATGAATTGGCCTCCAAATCGTCTGTAAGCGCATCAACGATAGCGGCTCACATTGCAGACATTGCAGATAGCGCGAACAGCGACGAAATGGCAATAGCCTACAAACTGGCTTATGAGGCTTGCCAAGGCGAACCCCTTTGGATTGCCAAAGTTGTCGAAGCAAAGAAGGCAAGGCAAGCACGAGCACTGCGCGAAAAAGAAGAAAAGGAAAGGGCTACAAATGGATGAACAGCGCACAGACGAATGGTTTGCCGCCCGTCTTGGAAAGGTCACAGCCAGCCGTGTTGCTGACCTGATGGCAACAACCAAAACGGGTTATGCCGCCAGCCGCGACAATTTGATGGCACAACTTGTCATTGAGCGTTTGACCAATCAGAGGCAGGAAAGCTACACAAACGCATCAATGCAGTGGGGCACGGAACAAGAGCCGTTCGCCAGGGCTGCTTATGAAGTCACCACCGGCCTGATGGTTGACGAATGCGGCTTTGTGTCACATCCAACGATTGAAGGCGCAGGCGCTTCACCTGATGGCTTGGTGGGTGATGATGGCTTGGTCGAGATTAAGTGCCCCAACTCAGCCGGGATGATTGAAGCCCTGCTAACCCAAAACGTGCCCGGAAAGTACAACACCCAAATGCAAATGCAGATGGCTTGCACTGGTCGGCAATGGTGTGACTACGTTGTGTTCGATCCGCGTATGCCCGCAAAAGCACAATTGTTTGTCAAGCGTGTGCCCCGTGATGCAGACTTCATTAAAAAAATGGAAGCTGAGATTGTGAAATTTCTTGCCGAATTGGATGGCAAGGTCAACAAATTAAAGGAACTGTTCGAATGAGACAACAATACGAAATCAAATACCCCAGCCGCGAATACACATTGTCTAACGGGGAAAAGAAAACATTTTGGACTACGCACGGGTCAATCTGGGTTGATGAGGACAAAAAATCCATGTCGGTCAAGATTGATAGCTTACCGGTTGGCGACAAATTTACCGGCTATTTCAAAGCGTTTCCGTATGTGCCCAAACATCAACAAAAACAAAAGTCCAGTTATGAGGGACTTCCTGCTGATGATGACTTCGACGAAACAATCCCATTTTGAAAGGAACCATGATGATTAAACGATTCTTGGCCGGTCTTGGCATTGCGCTTGTCACTACAGGAGCATGGGCGCAATGTTCAACGCATACCATTTGGTCTAACAGTCGGGTTGTGACATGCACGACATGCTGTTATTATGGAGGAAATTGCACTACTAATTGCTTCTAATGTCAAAAACGTACTTTGCGGACCTTAGAGTCAAGAGAAAAGAGCTTGGCCTGTGTTTATCTTGTGGAAAACACCCAGCACCATGCGATTCCTGTAGATCGAGAAATCGAGAATACATGCGCCGCAAAAGAGCCGGGATTCCTGCTGAAGAAAAAACACGGCAATGGCATTCCAAACGGCACTATTACCTAAAGTACAAATTTGGCATTACAGAGCAGCAATATGATGAAATGCTAAAAACGCAAAATTATTGTTGCGCCATTTGCAAATCAACAACTTCTGGAGATAAAAGATCAACAAGGCTTTCTATTGACCATTGCCACAAAAGCGGGGAAATTAGAGGGCTTCTTTGTTCATCTTGCAATAAAGCCATAGGCTTATTAAAAGATTCTCCAGATTTATTGCGTTCTGCTATTGGTTATTTAATAAAACACGCCATGAAATGAATGGCAATTGCACAACCAACTGTTATTGATTTTTGGGCCGAAAGCTGCTGTTGGTGACTGGGGGTTCCCGGTTATGCAAACCAAACGCAGCAAGTAGGCCCACCTATCACAAGATAGGACACGACATGCAAGAAATTAAATTGGCAACACTTAAACGCGCTTTGACAATGCTGGATGCAATTGGCGCTCGGTATGCAATCATCAGCCCGGATGGAACACGATTTGGTGATTTGAAACTGGCTGACGAAAAACCCGCTTATAACTTTGCTGAAATGGGTGCTTATGTAAAGCAAAAATTTACGCACGTTGAAGTAGGCGAGGTGATAATTATTCCGGTGGATAAATTTGAGATTGACAAACTGCAAAGCGCAATCACCAGCCACGCCTGCAAAATCGCTGGGAAAGGCAGTTACACCACCTGCCGATCTAAAGACAAAACGCAAATCGAAATATTGAGGCTTGCATAATGTCGGCAAATCACATTTTGAAAGCCAATCAGGATCAATTTCCTGCGGAATTCTTACTGTGGTTTCCCGACAACCAACACATTTGGGTTGCGTTTGTTTCTGAAGCCAGCAAGGTCATCAACGCTGGTTTTAAACACTACTCAGCCAGGACAATAATTCATGTGTTGCGCCATCATTCGGCTTTGGCTGAACGGGGTGGCGAATGGAAAATAAACAACAACATCAGCCCTTATTTAGCCCGACTGTTTGCGCTATGTTATCCGCAGCACAAGGATTTGTTTGAATACCGCGTCACCAAAAAATTATTGTAAAAACATGGCGCGTTCATCTTTGCGCCGCTTATCAAGCCCCGGCAGAACCCTGCCCCCTGCTTTGTTCCAGAGCAAAAAGGCATCTGCTGCGGCTTCCCATTCGCCGCGATTTGCTTTAATGCGGATTGTGCTGCGCTGTAGGTTGCCAAGCCCTACATTAAAGGCAAAAGATACCAGAGCGTCAAAGCGGCCTTGATGCCCAGCACAGCTGGGAACAAGACGTAAAACACCGCGTTCAAAAGATGCGATATCAGCCGCGAATAAATCATCAGTTTCCTGTCGTGTCCACGCACGGTTATGCTCCGGTCTTAGCGGCATTTCTTTACGAATCATTGCCGCTGGTTTTTCATCTGATCTGGTCATCGGCAGTTTGATCTGCTCCTGATACAAAACGTGCCCATAGCCGATTGTCCAAATATGGGCAGGGCACAAATACGGGCGGTTTTTATAACCCTCGTATTTGTGCATCATGTCGGCTGCGGGCTTACTTAGCTTCATTTCTTAGACCAGTTGCGAGAACCAAACCAGAAGCCAATAATGCCGCCCAGCATTGCCATTTCGTCGCTGGAAAAAATCAAATCCGAATATTTGACAATATCGTCGATGCTTTTAATCATCTCGGGATGTTGCCAAAGATAAAACGCCAGGAATCCGTTGATAAGAATCAACTCAATGACAAACAGATATGTCACTGTCGGGCGAACCGTTCCGATGTAATTTGCCACCCAGGTGCTGGCCTTGTCCAAAATCTTTTCGTCGTGCTTTAGCGCCGCTTCCGTCATCTGCGCTTCAGTCTGCATCATCACCTGATCGGTGCGGATTTCCTCGATGCGCTGCTGCGCTGCATACCCTTGCGCTGCCATTGCTAGTTCACGCTCGTTTTGCAATCGAGCCAAAGCCAATTCGTGTTTTTGGTCGCTTTTGTTTTGGAAGAATTCAAGCAGCTTTGGCAGGCCACTGATAAGCAAGCCCCCAAGGGTAGAAATGAGTGACAGCATTATTTTGTTCCTTGTGCGGTTGCTTCCATAATAAACCAGACCGTTGCGCCAATCACGACGAACACAATCAGCACACCGATTAAAAGAATAAACAATTCGTCCAATTCTTGTTGCCGTTTTTTTGCGGCTTCTTTTTTACGCCGCGCCGCGTGTGCCGCGTCTGCTTCCATCCTTTGCGCCCGAGCCGCAATTCTTGCCCAAACGTCCATTTTGTTCGCTTGGAAAAACAACATCTTGATTTGATTTTCAAATTCTTTGGCCTGCTCAATAGCCATTTCCAGTTCAAGCGCCTTACCTAGCGCAGAACCTTTGAATTCGCCTTGTTGTGATTGCTGGACAACTTCAATGGCATCGGCTTTGGCATCAAAATATTTGCCAAGCACCGGCCCAAGTGATGTAACGTCATCAACAGTTGCAGCCACCTTTTTGACCAGTTCAACCGCCGACGATATTGCGGCAAGGGCTGTAACCGGATCAATCATGATTGTTACCGCGCAAATGCCGTATAAATCACGCCAGCCATTGACACAATCATTACCGCTGCTGTCTTGATAATGATGCCTTCAATGCGTTTCAGTCGAGCATTGATCGCGTCATAGCGAATCGCACACACTGCTTCATGCGAATTGAGCCGCGCTTCGGTTTCGTTGATCGTAGCCATGCCAAAATCCTTTCTTTCGGCATTTTACTGACGGATCAAAATTCTGAGATTGCTTTTGCTACGATTTCAGGCTCTACAAAAATCTCGCTGCGGTGCGGCAAATATTCCCACCAAAGGAACTGATTAACAGCCAAATGATCCCGGCTTTTCAACAAGTTGACATTTTCGGGATGCCCAAAAATTAGCGGGTCAGACACCGACCAAAGAACAATGCCCTTTTTCCCTTCGTCCCAGGCCAAGTGCTGAAAGAAGCTGTCGCAGGATACCCAAGTTTTGCAGTCTTGCAACAATTGACGCAGTGCAGCAATTGACAGGTTTTTGCGGAAATCTGGCACTAACTGCTGCTCACCTTCGATGCCAACCTGAATGATTGGCTCATCAATCATGGCAATCAATTCTTGCCAGTAAGGGTAATTTTTCGGATTGTTGTTGCCGCTTTTGAGCCGCTGCGCGTAGGGGCTGATGACGATCATAGGTACAG